CCTCTATTTCTGATATATTTACTAATCACATACTTTAAGAACTATGAACAGAGAAATAACAACGAAGAAGGTAGGTAGGCAAAAGAAGCTTACCAACCCATGTCCAGTAATTAAGGGAGAAGTACAGATAATGGTAGGAAGCCCAAAGTGTATTACCTGCCAATGGTTTGAAAGAAAATTAGAGAAAGATGGAAAAGCCTACGTTCACTGCAATCGATTATAACTCCTTAGAAAATAAGGTAATCGAAGAAAGGATAAGAAATTACTATCTTCCAGTAAAGAATACATTTGAAGCAGTCCTATATGGAAGGCTTAATATACCCGATTCTCCAAGAGGATTATGTGCTGACCTAATTGATGTAAGCAGAACTATCAGTAGAGAATTTGCATTAGTCGAAGAAGTTTTCCTATGGAGACATGTAATTAAACCATGGTTCACCCCACAAAGGTTTAATATCAAGATAGTATACTTTAGTTATTATAACCCTACCATCATAAAATTGCAAGGAGAAGGATTAAGAATTGAAGGTAGGATATGGTATAGAATGCCATTAGAAAACCTAGAAGGACATGAATACCTTCTAGGAACAGCATTCTGGTTTCCTATATCTAAAGAATATAATGCTGAACGTATTAAAATACTAGAGTGTGCCCTTGAGGACTTAGAGAGAATTAAAAGGGAGGGAGAACCTAAGCTCCCTCCTCTTACATTTGAAGAACCTAAAAATATACCCATGATGGAAGATTTAGCAAAGCTTACCAAAGAGGAAAAGGAAATCCTTATGCTTACCGAAGAGATTTGGAATAGGTTTTTGGCATTACCTATCAATCATCCGATGGAGGCAAATGAGATGGCAATTAAGATACATGATATCCAGAGGATGATTATATCTAGGCCTGGATTTAGGATGAACCAAGAAATGTTTAGGCAATATGGTAAAGGTTGATACAGTATATGAGGATGAATTTAAGAGAATCCTAAGGTGTTCTGAAGGCAATAGGATTTGGTATCAGTTATGGATTACTGATTTGGATATGGATTGTATTGAAAGATACTTTAAAGGTTATAATGAAGTTAAGAGATGGTGGTTACCTAATCTTCAAATGTGGTATGTTTTCTTTTATCGAAAGAATGGTAATAAGGTTAGAGGAGTATTAGGTAGGGAAAGGACCAATGACTTATTAGGTAGTATTCTGTAATTAGTTGCCAGGGATGTTAGGTCTCTGGCTTCTTTGTGTGTGCATGTGTGGTTGTGGTGTCTTGGTATGCCTTTATCACGAAAGCCTAAAATTTCCTGGTACTAAAAGGGCCGAACGGTTACGTTAAAATTAACATTCAAAAATAAAAAGTAAGGGACAAACATTTATTTTGCTTTCCCTTACTTTTTATTTAGTTTATAAGTTCTTTAAAAAATCTTTTGTATCTTTGATAATCTGAATTAATACCCAAATTACACCAACAAATAAAAATATATTTAATAGCATATCATTTGTTATTTGAAGTTTTTGACTATTTGCAAACCTTTTGTTAGAACTTCTTTTTTAGTGTCCTTTGTATTTTCGCTTGCAATAGAAGCAAAAGAAAAATCGTTTATTTTATAGACTTGCTTATAAAACTCTGTAAATGCAGAAACAAGTGTTTTTAGTTCATTTTGTTTCTTTTCTTCTTTTGCTTTGCAAATCGAATCAAGCAAAGAAAAAGTTGTATTTCTTAATTTTTTTCGATACGCTTTCTTTTGTTTTTCATTTAGTTCTGAAAACAAAGATTCAATATAAATCTCTGTTTTCTTTCCTAAAGAAGTTTTTAAAAGTCCGTTTGTTTTTTCGTTTAGATTTTTAAAAATCGAATCAACTGATAATTTAATAGTGTTATTTGCTTTTGCTTGTGCTTTTGCTTTTTTAGCATCTACTTTGTTTACTTTGTTGTTAGAAACTTCTTTTTCTACTACTACATTTTTTAATTCTTCCATAATAAAATTACTTTTAGTTTTTATGTTTATTTTATTATATCCTTTTCTCTATAAAACTAAAAGATTTATAAGAAAAAGAGAAAAGGAATAAATTAATTTTATATTGTTTCAATATGTCAAGTATCGCTTTTTGATTACATTACAAAGATACAATTTAATTTTTAATCAACAAAATTTTTAGAGAATTTTCTTTTTAAAAATTGTTAATCAAAATTTTAAATATCTCTTTGCTTTTTCAACATTACAAAGATAAAAAATATATTTTAATCTGCAAAACCTTTTAAGATTTTTTTTTTGAGAAATTTTTTAAGAACTATTTTTTAATAATTTCGTATGAAAAATTTGCAAGTAGGTTTTAGGGGTTTGAAAGGTGGGCATGGTTGTAGGCATTAGATATAGGTATATTGATGGATATAAGGTAGGATATAGAAGGGGTTGGTATAGGTACCACTTTAGAAATTTGGAGGCCCCATACAGTCCGGTAGATATTATCTGTATATTATATCATATAAGGCCATTAGGTGACTAGCAGGCAATCCTATAATGCCCTGGGCCATCCATGGAGTTTATAGAGTACTATGGCCTATAGGTCTGTAGTTAAGCCTATGGTAAGCCTTAGTAAGTCCCATGATGGCCTACATAGAAAGGCTATAAGAAAAGCCCAATACCTTAGATAGGCATGGGCTTAGGTGTAACATAGTTAGCGAGATTTGAATATAGCTATCAAGGCAACTATAGCAGGAGATAGCATAAAGAGTAAGGCAAGTATCATTGTAATATTGCCTTGTAAGGCCTGAGATAAAATATATAGAGCTCCCATAGCGATTAGCAGGAATAAATGTCGGTTATGATAAATGTATTGTTAACGTAGTTTACGATTGGTTCGCAGGTTTCATTGTTTTCGCAGAATACATTGTATAAGGCAGCCTGGATATATTCGATATCGGCATCGTAATAGGTAGTGTCTGTAGTGAAGACCCAGGTATGAGTACCTTTATAATCGGTAACCGTAGAAGTAATCGAAGCAAGATATAACCGGTATACCTTAATAGAAGTCTTTTGAATGGCTTCTAGGATAGGAATGATATATTCTTGGTAACCTTCTGGGTCATCGATAATGGAATTGTCATGGCCAGTAGAGATAACTACCATGTTAGAGGCCATAATGATTACCCCGTTATGGGTAATGGGTTGGTGATTACGATTGAGGATTTGGTTTGCATTAAATTGTACTGTTTTCATATCTTTATATTTTTAATTGTTTATAGTGCAAATATAATGCTTTTTATTTATTTATGCAAATCCTACTGAGGCCCCTAATGGATAATGTCTTAAGGCTACTTAACTTATTAGTAATCAAACAGTTACATAAAACATATACCTTCTAGCAATCTAAAGTTTCTTTTTAACTAACTACAAGGGCCATTAATAACATACTTACTAGTTTTAGGTACCTTGAATGGCCTACAATTTTATATAATCCTATTGCCTTGGAGGCCTAAAATTACCTCGGATTTATTAAATTTAGGGGCCCCAATCCGACAAAAAAGGTACCTAATTTTATATAAAAAGGTACCCCAAATTATTGCCTAATCCTACAAATCCGATTGCCTTTTTATATAATATATTATATAATAAGCGGCCATTAGGGGTCTAGGATTTATCGGATTTAGGTACCCCAAAAGGCCATTATTAGGTGCCTTTTAGGCAATTGGTTATATAGCCTTAGGACCTTGAGACTGATGTGTTAGATAGCTATAGAGTAGTGGTGTTGTATAGTGACAGGGGGGCTAGGCCTAGAAGTTTGCCTTAATCCCAACACCCCCGGAAGGCCTTCAATATTATATTAGTTATATGTATATTAATTAGTATTATATGATATTAGGTAATGTATTATGTAACATAGTTAGGCCCAGTATGATTTTGTTTATTGTTCATACTGGGCTTTAGTATTTATTTTGATATTTGTTTTGTTTGGGGGGTTAGTAGTTTGGTATTCTTAGGATTAAGGTCTCTAATAGGATTAATAGGATTATCTGTAGGCATTGTAGGATTATGTATATGTGTTTTTGTTTGTTGGTGGGGTTTGGTATTTGATTATACCTCTTGCTTCTGTGTATTAGGCTTAGTGAGGTATATATTATTAGGGCTATTAAGAGTAAGGCTTTCATTTCTGTTTGAGTTTTAATTTGTTTTGGGTACGTAGGTGCTTGTTGAAGGTTGCACCTGAGTCTGTGTAGTAATTGGGGTTTGGTTTACCTGGAGTAGGAAAGTGTTCATTCCATTTATCCTGGTGAGGTATGTATACTTGGTTCTTGGATTTCTTTTTCATTTGGTTTCTTTGTTTAGGATGGCTGTTTTGAATCCGGTTGATGTAAGCTCTTGAGTCTCTATGGTTACGTGTTCGAAGTATTCCTTGATACCCTGTAGAGAATAGAATTGTAATACTCCTCCGTCTCCGTATTCGGCATTTACCTGGTTTATGATTTCTTGATAAGCCTTGTCTTGGTTATCTTCTAGTGAATGGTAGATGTCTTGGACTTGGCCCTCTTCTACGATTACTAAGGTTGTGATTTTTAGTTTCATTTTCCGTAATGTTTTAGTTCTTGGTTATACTCTGGGTATTTTTTCTCGTAGTAGTCATAGAGATATTGGTATTCGTCATCTCCTGACCAGCAGTCAAGGAAGTAATCGTATTGTTCCTCGGTAGCTTGGGATGGATGTATTCCCAATGTATACTTGCAGTAGTGTTCCCATACCGTTTTAGGTTGGAATTTATTGGTAGGGAAAGCCATGACTACTAGAGCCATGGCAATGATTGTTAATATTATTAGTTTGGTTCTCATTTGATGAATGATTTGAAAAGGTTGATAGTTTGTTCAGCACCCTGGTAAAGAGTTTCTGGTTGTTCGAGGAAATCGATATAGTAATCGATGATTTCTGAATGTTCTTCTTCGTCAAAGTTGTCTTGGTAATCCTGTAATTTTTGAAGGATTAGTGGTTTGTATTTTTCTTGTTCAAGGATAAGGGTTGCACCGTAGAGTACCATGTCCAGTTCGTCTACGTTATAATCGAAGTATTGGTCATCGCAGCCACTGAGCAAGTCCATTTGATTGAGGATTTCCATTAGGTCGAGTTCCAGGGATTCCTTATCGGCATAGGTATATACCCAGAGCATATCGGAACTGTTGTTTACCATGTCATCGTAATGTGGGTCATCCTCGGCAATTTCGAAGTCATATGTATTTTCGGCATGTGACATAGGCATTTGTCCCTGAATAGAGATAATGTGATAAGGATTTTGTGCAATGATTGATGCAAGGATTGATGTTGAATTTAATGTTGTCATGATGTTATAAGTTTTATGGAGGGTAGTGAGCCCTCCTGGTTAATGTTAAGCAAGTTGATTGTTAAATGTGGTTTGGTCATCTGGGTCAGGCCAACCCATGGATTCCTCCATGTATTCGGTAGTATAATCGATAATGGTTGCAGCATCGTCTTTGTTAATTGTAGCAACCTCGGCTTCGATTTCCCGTTGGATTTGGTCGTAATGATAAGCAAATGACCTCCGTATGCGTGCAGCAATTCCTGGGTATTTTTTAAATAATTCGATTAATTTACTTTCTTCATTCATAACGTCTATTTTTAAATGTTTATGCAAATATAAGAATAATATTTTAAATATGCAATAACCCCAATTACTTACTGGAGCCTTATAAGGTCAACTATTTCGATGGAAGAGTATGGCATACCTATAAGTTCTGAGATTATTCTTTTGGTATGATATACATGAAGGTGGTTGGGATTTAGTTTTACCCTTGGGAATATTAGATATGGCCTTAGTTCTTCAGTTCTGTAAGTGATTATAAGTTCCTCGCAGAACTTTTCGTTTTGGCAATCGAAGGATACTAAAAATTTGGACTGTTCTAGCATATTATTAATATTAAGCAATGAGTATTCTCATAAGTTAAAGGTTCTTCGCTAGTAGGATGGGAGGATGCACCCATTATTAGGATAATTCCTCCCATGACTAAGATAAGTATAATATTAGGCTTCATGTAATTCCCAATAGGTCATCCATAGGTCTTCTACTAAGTCTTCGACTGTATCCTCCCAGGAATCGTATCCATCGAGGTTGTATTCGGCAATGAAGGTAAAGAATGTATCTCCAAATAATAATCGTAAGACTTTGTCTGTTAGGGTTTCGTCTTCGTCATATAGTTTGTTCTCTTCCTCATTGGAAAGTTCTGTATCTCCATTTAGGATAACCGAGATTTGTTGCAGTCTGAGTAAATACCCATTAAGAGTATCAAGGTCCTCTTTAGACCTTGTCTCTTGGAATTTAAGATAAGTCTTTGATGGTGTCATAGTTAGTCCTCCTCTGATTTAATTTGTTGATTCAAGGGTATGTATGGTTCAGCAGGTAATTCTTCAGCAAGTACTGATATGAATCCTTCCGGGTATAAGGTATATAAGATTCGATATCCATAATCTGAATGTGGCAAGAATACATCCATGATGTTTTTGAGTAATGGGTATAGCTTCCATTGGTTATCCTCTAGGAATCGTTTCCATTCATCCATTTCGCTAGCATCATAGTTAGCAGTTAATTGAATGTGATAACGTTGTGTTTCCGTATCGATTGGGATAAATAGGTTGGTGACTACCTCGATTTCGTTTGATTCCTTTTTGTATTGGGTAATTGGATACCAGATACCTTCGTTTTTCCATTGATTGAGCTGGAATATTGTCATCCCAGATTCAAGTAAGTTGGTGAGTTTGTAAAGATTAACCATGTTGTTGTCTATTTTAAAATGAATAAATATATTTTTATTTCTCACTACAAAGATAAGAATAATAAATAATATATGCAAATATAACTGAGGTAGAGGCAGGCTCTTAGTTAGGTTAGAGTCCTGCCTCTGGGATAGATATGAAAACAACTGGTTAATCGTCGTTAAGGGAACCCTCATTTAAAGTTTCATTAAGTACCTCATTAAGGAGTTCTGCACGTTGTTCTTTTGATAGGCCATCCAGTGTTCCTTTGATTCTCTCCTTTAATGCCTTTTTAAGAGTATTTTGGTACTGATTGATAAAGGTAATTGAAGAGATTGGTACTGGTATGAGTACTCTCATTTGTGTAGTATGATTACATGTATTTAGTAATTCTGATAACTCCTTACGGTTATCTAAAGAGTGTTGAATGACCATAGCAATTACATCTGGTTGTTGAACATCGGTACATCCAGAAGCATAGCGTACGATTCTATCAAATGTTGACTCGGTAATGTCAAAGGGCATACCATTTAAGAAGGGTTCCCTGAAGTCAGGGTCCATTGTTTCTGTTTCTAAAATAGCTCTGATTTTCATAATTCTACTTCTCCTATTCCGTTACTTCTCCTATTCCGTTAGCAAGTAAATAATCGTAGTACAAGTGTACGTTAGTATCTCCGTAAGTCCTAATGTAGGATTCAGCATCCTCTGGGTCTGCTGAGACCCAGGGATATTCTTGTATTTGTGCCTTATGCAATTGTAAGGCAAGTTCTTTTAATTCTTGTTCGTTCATGATATTCTGAAGTTAAGTTGATAAATCCAATTGTTTCTGTCTAGCTTGGTGAATGATATAAATTGTCCATCACCATCGGTAAAGTTTTGCATAAATCGTACGCAGCCAGTAGCAATGATATTTTCTCTTAGTCTGTCTGCTGTTACCAAGCTTTCGAATGTGAAAGTATAGTAGCAAGTTTCATATACCCAGATTTGATTGATATCGATGCAAGCTAGTTGGTAGTTATCGTATACCTTACTGAGTAGTTCAAATAGGTTTTCCTTTAGCATTTCATTTTCCTCCTCTGTAAGAGAGAAAGTGTTTTTGTTATTGATAAACCTTTGAAGTACCTCTTCCAGGTTCTGGATAGAGGATTTGGATGCCGTTGTTTTCATATTTTTATTGTTTAATTATTACACTACAAATATAAGAATTTTATTTTAAATATTACTATATTCTTACTTTTATTTTATAATAGCTGAGGTTCTACACACAAGAAAAGGCAGTGGGTTAGACTGCCCTTTAAGAAGTTCGATTAAAGTTTTCTTCGAAGTTTGTCAATAACTTCTTCGGTAAATTGTTTTACGAAAGCTGGGTCAGGTTCTGAACTACCTGGGTTGAGTTGTCTCCAATGGAATCTCACGCTGTTCTTAATCTCAAGAGCAAGATTATTAGCAGCTAAATCAAAAGCATCGTTGTATTGAATAATCTGTAAGAGGTTCCTTACACATTTGCTAGCATCTCCTAGAGGTACTTTCTGTTCAATCATTTCGAATCCGTCCTCGTAAATCTCTACTGTATCAATGTAAATGTCATCAATATGGTTAAGAGAATTGATTAAGTCTGGAGTAGTAACTTCTTCCTCATCTCCCAATTCGTTAGCGATTCTGAAGGCTTTGATAAAGGCATCTAAGATTCCCTGCATATCGGGGTCCTGTTCCTTAAGTGGAATACGTCTAATGATTCCAACTTGTTCGAATGATAAGTAATACTTGGTTTGCATAGTTATAAAATTTTGATAGATTATTAATTCATGTACAAATATAAAAATAATATTTCAATCTGCAAACAAATTAATAATCTATCTTTAAATTACTGAGGCAGAGCCCGGAATCTGTTTAAGTCCCAATCGTACTTTCTGTCTCCCTTATTAGTAAATACCCAAAGGTAATGGTCTTTATATTCCTTTGATATGGTATTATACTTAGAGGTCTGAATGATGATACGATTTGGTTCGTATTCAAGTAATTCTGCATGTACTGTAGATACATGATGACTTTCAAGATTAAGTTTATCCTTGAAGTCTTTAAGGAACTCATCCCGGTTTACACCATAGTTATCTCCCACGAATTTAATGTAATCGTCCTCTACCTGTTCTAACATGGTAGATACCTTGAATCTAAACTTGTTCATCTTTGTTATTTTTAAGGGTTCGTAATTTCTCTTTGAGTTCTTCAGCACATCTTTCAATGATATTACTTACTACTACCAAGCAATCTTCATCTGCAAATGACATAATGATATCCATACATTCATCAAAGTAATTTCCGATTGATTGAGGATTATTCCAAAGTACATCCCAGTTCTTGCAATAATTAAACCGGATAATATCTACGTATTCATTTACTGATACCTTACTATCTGGTAAATATGGATATACCTTTGAATACATAGATTTAAAATTATCCTCAATCTCCTCATTCAATCTAAACTCTTTTGGTAGAGCCTCATAGTAAGACATATCTGGAATGTAGAATTGGTAAGCAAATTCCTTATCTGTCTGTGCCTCAATTCCCGGGTATGAATTAGCAAATAATACTGGTATTTTATAGAGCAATAAGTCTGGTACTCTATCATATACCTTGTAATGGTCTTGGTATTCTTTGTACGCATTAACATATACCCGGTCATCGTATATATGAAGTTCATTGAGTATCGTTTGAACTCTTGAATGAAAGTCTTCTAACTCGAAGTGCATAGCAATGTTAAAGGTATCTTCCATACCCTCTAACTTTTGTAGAGTAATAAGTCTGCGGCTTTTGATTACTCTGATTTTCTTTTTCTTTCTGAATAAGTTGAACATGTGTTAAAATGTAAAGTTAATATATACGTCCTGAGAACCTTTCATGAATTTCTCATGGTTGGTATCATCGAATTTAAAGCAAGAATATTTGCCTAATGAGCGTTCATATTCTCCTCTTACCCATACTGGTGCAGTAGTAGTGGGTTTAAGTTTAAAGTAAGTACCTTGATTGATGTTCTTAATCTTGGTCTTTTTACATTCGGGGTCTAATGTTTCCATATATTTGTCTATTTTTAAAATTGATATGCAAATATAATACTTTTAAATTTAATATGCAAATCCGTATATACACAACTGAGGCCACCATTAATAGGTAGCCTCTAAGTTATTTTCTTTTGTTTAGGAATGATGCAGCAAGGGATGTATCTTCTTCTGCTTCTAGTATTTCATCATCCTCTAAGTACCTATCCATCTCTGGGTCATAAGAATCGGTATCAATCCTCATTTCAATCTCCCTACGCAATTCATGGTGTTCTTTAGAGGATATTTCCATAGCAGCCTTATAGTTATCTGTGATTTGATTGAGTTCTTTCTTATTAAGATTAAGGCCCTCCTTGGACGTATCTACTCCCTCTTGCTTAGTTGCAACTACTTCAGGCAATGAATTGATATCGTATTTGTCCTCTAAGAGTTTTGCTTCTTCAGTTTTAGTAAGTACCTTTTGAGATTCTAATACGATAGTTCTTGCTTCCTCTATCGAGATAGTATTCTCAGCATTGAGATTATTCTGTTGATTGAACTGATTGAAGATATTAGTTGTATTGCCTCCAGTAAGATTACGAATGATTGATTGTAATGATGTAGAAGATTCCAACTTAAGCTTCAATGTCTTATTAACCTCGGACGAAATGAAAGGAGTATATTTACCTCCTTGGGAATCTCTTAAGATTTGCAACTGGTGAGATATCTCCATTCTATCCTCTAATGCCCATGCTAGTTGTTCTCCCAATAACGCGTTAAGTAATTCTTCCTGTTTATCTTTATCCCATATTCTAGAAGACAATAATCTGTCTCTCATGAATACTCGTACATATTCTATATCAATCCCTAATCTATTAGAGAATGAATTGATATCATAGGTTACTCCACACAAAACACCATTACCCATTAACCACTGATTAATAAGGTAATTCTGTACCTTAATCAATGCTTCCTCTTCATGTGTCTTCTGGTATTCTAAAGCCATTGCAGTAGTACCCATAGGACGAGGGAATCTTGTTATCTTATCTTCTTTTGCCATATAAATAAGCCTTTCTTATATCTTTAGATTCATCATATCCTATTAGCTCTAACTTATAACATACATAGCAATTAATACTAAGGTTATAGAAATATGCCTTATAGGTTTTCTTTTTCACTGCCAAATTAAAAGAATCACCAGAGACATAATCCCTGGTGAAAATTAATTTATCACATTTGCCTATCGGAATACTAAGGCAAAGTTTCCAATCCTTGGCAATAAATTTATTGCCGTGAAGGTCTAGGATTTCCTTTGCCATGACTTCCCTTTTTATAGGTAGATTGTTTTTTGTCTTGTTCATTGAGGTATTCCTTCTTCCTTTTTTCAATGAACTGTTGGATATCTGGGAACATCTTTGCTCTTAAAGGTACTACCTGAGTAGCAAAGAAAGCATTCCATAGGTTCTGTGTAAATCCTTCACCTACTTTAAGCTTGGATATTGCCCAGAATTTACTTTCGAAATTCTTAATGATTTCCTTGAACCGATAATAATATAACTTATGAGTCTTAGGGTTAATGCCAATGGTAGTAGTTTGGCAATAATCTAGAAACTCTTTACCCAATTCGGAAATAAACTCTTCCCTTTTGAAGTCGTAATTCTCTTGGTCGAGTTTAAATAACTTTACGTAATCTATTGCTTCCATATATTTACTCTTTAATTGTTTCTAAAGGATAAGCCTTTAGTGTTACTTTCTTGGTTGCATCCTGGACCTGAAATAAATATCCTCGGTAATTATCCTCATAATAGGAGGACCAGATTGCTTCCTTTACCCTGTACCAATCTAAAGTCTTGGCACCTTTGGGGATTCCTGTGATTAATAACATGTGAGGGTTTTCTCCCACTTGAATGTTAAAAATATCCTTGCCATCAAAGTTACCTATTACTACATAGTCCGGAAAGGTAGGATATTCCTTTAATTTAGGATAAGGTACACCCAAACTATCTACTATGGTTTCAGGCTCTATGATTTGATTCTGAAATCGGATATTTAGTTTCGATTTACCTATGTATAGGTCTTTGACTATATTCGTGAACATATGTAGATTATTATATGGGTTATACCTTGGTCCTTGAAGTTATTTAGGTTAGTTGCCTTTTCCTCAAGTTTCCTTAGTGTCTTTCTAGAATCTGTACAGATTCTTCTGGTTGGATTTCTAACCAGCATCAGAATATTCTCTAGTGCAGGTTGCAAAGCATTAACTGGTCCTGCATAAAGTATCTCATGCTTCTTCCCACTAATTACATTGTATTGGGTTTTATAAGCATACTTACCTTTGATATAAGCTACCTCAACTTTTTCTATTTCTTCTTTTCTTATGTTTCTTACCATAACCGTCTTTATTTACATAATCTGATATTTCGTCTAATTGTCCCAAGAGTAATGCCTGCACAAATATAGGTACAGGCCTGAAAAAGAAGTTTCTTATGTTACTGGTGTTAATATACCAATCGTATACAATAAAGAACTTCTTAATCTTCCTATGTTTAAGTGAACGTTGAACTAAGTAGGTTTTAACGCATCTCTTATGCAACTCCACCAACTCCTTGTCTTGCTTTAACATCTCCTTTGCGGAGAATATAGTGTAATCCATTTTTATACCTTTAGAAGGTTAATACAATGAGGAAGGTACTCTGATATTGGGTACCTTCCCTGAAAGGTAAAATCAAGCAACTTGTTCTGGCTTAAGGACTTTATTCCTGAAGTCCTCATATGCCTTGGCAGCTTTCTTGTATTCTTTGGAGTTTTGGTCCTTGATACGGAACATTTCCCGTTCAAGTCTGTGGAGTTCATTGCGAGTTTGTTGTCTCCATTTCTTCCGGGCCAGTGTATCGGTTACATCCTCTGGGTATACATATTTTACTTCCCGGTTGGAGATTACCTTTTCGATGATGGAGGGTTTCTGTTGTTTTTCAACATCTTTTACTACCTCTGCTTTTTTAGAGGTTTTCTTTGTTGGTTTGGGTTCTTCCGGAGTAACCTGAACCAATTTGGCACCTGCAAATTTCTTGGCAGCTTCCTGGGATTCTTCTACCAATTGAGCCTTAGTCTTTTTAGTTCCCTGGGCCTTAGTAGTTTTAGACTTGGATGTAGCATCCTTAATTCCTTCTAATTGTTGAGCAACTTTGTTACCGATAAGGTTAGCAACCTTGTTTTCATTCTTTTTCATAACGTCTATATTAAAAATGTTTATAAATGAATTAATTTCTTATCACATTGCAAATATAAGAATAATATTTTATATAGCAATAAAATAAAAAGAATATTTTTAAATAGCTGAGGTTAATCGGCTAAGAAGTCGAAGATCTCTGGAGCATAATCTATCTCGTTTTCTGGGTCTGATAAATATTCGTCCAGGTTTTCGTTATAATAATCGAGTTCTGATTTAGCCTTGGGAGCAGGTACAAAGGGTATACATTTTTCTGGATATTTCTCTGCAAACTTAATGGCATCTTGATAAGTTAACTTCTTATCAGTATAAAATTTAACCCATGTATGGGAGTATCCCACTCCTTTTCTAGTAACTTCGTATTGTTGATATCCAGAATTACTTATCTGGTAGATTTGATTCTCTGGAATGATTTCTATTTCTACCTGATATTCGTATATTCTTTTTCCGAGTTTGTTTGCCATTTCCTGAATTGAATCCATTAATGACTTAGGCTTATCTGCAAATGAGAAACTGTATTTAGTTTCTGGTACATCGTTCTTTTTAAACGACGGAGCAGGATTTATCCTGCTTGCATCGGGTGTAGGTTTTGAGCCTATAGCCAATCCAATTAGTATAAATCCTGCTAACCCTATGATAGGTAGTTTTCTAAGACCTGAGTTCATAGCCTGTGGTTTTAAACTTGTTTCTGATATTAGAAGAAACGTATTTACCTTTGGACTCTGCTAGGTGTAATTCATTGCAGATTTCTTTAGGTACACCATCATAACGGTAAACTTTGTTGCCTTTGAAAGCAACCCAAAGTTGTTTGTTTTTGGAGTCGTATCCGTAGCCTTCAACGTTTGAGGATTCGCAAGGAATCATTTCAACTCCAGTGTTCAATTCAACTGATTCTAAGTATTCGTTCTTGTCCATTTTAAATTAAATTATTAATGTGAGTTCAGGATGAAATTTATTGGTTTCTCTGTGTAATAGTTCCCATGCTCCGTAAACTCCTTGGGATAAATCATGTATCCATTCGTCTTCCATTTTGAATAGGATATGAGAACAGATGTATAATTGATATTCGTTCAGAGTCTTTATCAATTGAGGCATTTCGTATATCTCTTCGTAAATCTGAATATGATGATTGACTGAATCAAGCATCTCTTCATTGTTTATCTGTAACAACTTCCTGAGTAAATCGGGTTCTGTTGTAGTGATATTATTTTTGATATTAGTCAATGCCTCAATTTGAATCTGAGCAATGTTCTTTACTACCTCTTTGGTTTCTGCATCCATTTTAATATTATTTTTCGTTATACAAATATAAGAATTTTATTTTAATAAATAATACTCTTTTATTAAATACTGAGGTAGAGGATGTTGTCTTTACGATTGTAAGACCTTAGTTTTTGGTCAATTATCCTACGAATAGTAATCCTGGATACCTTAAATTCTTTTGCTAAATCACAAATCCTACATCCTTCTTTATGTCTTTGTTTTATTAACTTCCTTTGTATCTTAGTTAATTTAGCATTAGGATTTAAGGCTCCTCTTCTACTAACTCCATACATAGGATTTTTATCTCCAATGTAACCTCTACCATCCCTGATACATTGCTGGGTATTCTCGGAAGGTGTTCCCCAATAAAGATTACTTACTGAATTATGATACGGTACATTATCTTTATGACATACATAAGCTTTGTTTTCTGGATTATGTATATAAGTCATAGCTACTAACCGATGTATATAATATATCTTACCTTTTCTTTGAATGAATTTATATCCATCCTTAGAGGTATTATACTTAACTCTATGCCAAGAATCTTTAGTAAGATGACCAGACTTATCATACCTACTCCAAAGTCTCCCAGATTTACTTATAAAGTAACCTTCTAGAAAAGTTATGTTATCCCTTTTGAGTATCATTAGCAAATTTGATATTTAATCTCTTAAGTGATTCATAAGCATTGGGGGATAGCAATACATCTGGAGCCCATCTTAAAAAGAATTTTGAAGGTTTTTTATCAGGGCTAGCCATAAGTTGTCTCATCTCTGCAGAGAACTTTAACCGTTCTTCTTCGAGTTGATATTTGGGGAACTTTGTGAACTCTGCCTGAGAGAAGGATATGGTTTTCTTACCAACAGAGGCCCTTAACGGTTTCTTCCTTTCTTTATAAAGATACGGAACAATTTTCTTCGATGGTCCACCAAGGATACTAAAGCCGAAGATGACCATTGGGTCGAATTTATCTGCCTTGGGGTCTTTGGCTCGTTTGATACATCTTGCCATCCAGGAGTATGAGTTAGGATATTGCTTGTTGTCAGTGGCTTCTCCCACATCCTTACTGTTGAATTCGAATCCTGGGAAATGAAAAAGAAAGTCCTCTGTAAGAATAAAGACAAATCCCAATTCCCTTAAATACTTAATAATCTCTTGTTGGCTCTTACCTTCTTCAACCATTTTCTCTACATCTGCCAAGATATCTTCTCTTGGTGATTCAGTAAGTTGTTTACTACCAGTAGAGGGTCTTCCTCTTCCCACTGAAGGTTCTTTGATTGGTAAGTTACCTACAAGCTTATCTAAGTAATTCTTAAAGTTCTCGACATCTTGTTTATTTGTAAGAGTTACCTCTATTCTTATTGGTCCCTTATGTTGTACTTTTGGCCCTGAATTCATTTCTGTATACGCATCTACCAATCTATCTTGAATATAGGAACCATTATCTTCAAGTGTAGTGATACGCAGTTTGGGTTTATATGTTTTTTCTTCCATAAAGTCTTAGTATTAAAAAGAAAGGCCTGAACAAAAGTGATTTGCCAGGCCTTTACATCATTAACGAATACTTAATAAGATATGAGATTAATCTTCTTCTTTTTTGGCCTTCTTTTTCTTTTTATCTTTGGCCTTTTTGTCCTTCTTTGCAGGAGCAGCCTTTTCGGTGGCTTCTGCCTTTTCTTTCTTTTCCTTCTTGGGTTTTTCTTCCTTCGGAGCTTTACCGGCAGCAAGTTTTCTTTGTTCCATACGATATTTTTTCTTTTCATCGGAAGTCATTTCTCTGCCGTCGATGAGAGGATAATCGTATTTGGTAACTCTGCCAGCAGATTCCTTCTTTTCTTTTTTCTCTTTTTTCTTTGAAGCCTTTTCATCTTCTTTGGCTTTTTTCATTTTTACCAATTTGGCTTCGTTCTTTAAATCCTTTTCAGGATACTGGGCAGCGACTTTGTCTCTTTCCTTGTTGAGCTTATTCAAGAGTTCAGTAACCTTTTTACCATGTTTCTTGTCTTTTGACCAATCCTTTTGAGGGTCCAAGTTGTTCTCTTTGAGATAAGCATCCAATGCCTTTTTAGCCTTTGAAAGTTCCGGAGTCTTATTAGCCGGTTTGTCTTTCTTCTTGTCTTTCTTCATGTTTCTAAAATTTTTAAGTGGATTGAAATTTCCTTAGTAATTATCCATAGTTATAATATCCTAATCGAAGTAGGGATTTCCTTAATTTCTAGGATTTCTATACTTGCATTTTCAAGAATGGCTCCAAGTTCTAAGGCATCCTTTATCTCTTGCTCAGTAAGATTGACAAAAGTTTGTTCTGCAACCATTTCTCGTCCATCTGAATAATTAACATATTTAAACTTTACAGTACTGATAGTACCTTTAAGTTTTTTATCTAGCCTACTCTTAAAATCCTTAAGCCTACGTTTAAGATATTGAAGGTGAATAACATGGGTTTGATATTTACCTCTCTTATGAGGAGGAGTAACCTTAATCATATACTGAGTATATTCCATATCTTTTAATATGGATTGAATACCCTGTATAATGGTTCTTAAATTCATTTCTTCCATGAGGGTCTTGGTATTGGTTTATTTTCGATTGCCATTTCAGTTAGCATTTCTCTGGCTTCCTTGATAATTAATTCAGAGAGTTCCCTTTCTTCATTCGATAAGGGAGGGTCCATATCTTTATCTTCTAGTGCATTAGTATAATTCTGAATAAGATTATCTAATGCTAGGATAGTTATATTCTTTCGGATTTCTCTTTTGTCTTCCATAACCTATAAAATAAATGAAGCCTACTACCTTCTCAGGCAATAGGCTTCTAAAATACAATTTTTGAAATACAATTTAAACTATGCAAACAACATGAGTTTAATCTTCGTCTCCGGCTTCCTCTTCTTCGCCCTTAGCCTTTTTAGCTTTCGGGTTACAGATAATACCGTGTCCTTTTTTGGATTTTACGGTTAGATTGCCCGGTACGAATGTTACGGATGTAGAAGTTGGTTTACCGTCGATGACCAGAACTGATGTTACCACCACTCCCTGATATCCTTCTTTGTTCTTTACTGCGTAGCCGTAGTTCTGAACCTCTGATTTGTCATTGATTTTGATAACATCAATCTGCTTGCTGTTTGGACGTTGCTCTGCAGGACGGTTTTTCAAAGCTTCCATACGTGCTTTACGTTTTGCTTCTTTTTCAGCATCTTTTTCTTTGCCCCCTTTTTTCTTGGTGTCTTCTTTTTTCTTAGTTGCCATAATCTTTTAAGTTTTAGTTTTATTTAATAGAACAATAGTTATTTCTTATAATAAAGGTGGGCTATTGCTTTAGCCCAACCTTCATAGCCGGAGAATGAATTACTTCTTTCCTTTTTTGCCTTTACCTTTGGCTTCTTTCTTTGCCGGGAGTTTGAGACCCAATTCTTTGGCAATTGCTTTGCGAAGTTTTTCGATATCATCTTCTTCGTAATCGTCCGGGTCTGTTTCGAGGTCTTTGTCATCGCAAACATCTTCCAGTTCTTCGAAGTCCATTTCGGCAAGAGCTTCACCGGTCAATTCTTCTTCCTCTTCGTCCTCATCTTCATCGTCGTCCGAGTCTTCATCATCCTCGTCATCTTCATCTTCTTCATCATCAGAGTCCTCATCGTCGTCATCCTCATCGGAATCTTCGTCATCGTCCTCTTCTTCTTCTTCCTCGTCTTCGTCGTCATCATCTTCCTCTTCTGAAGCAAAGAAGTCTTTTGCTTCTTCGGCAGACAACATAATAGGAGCCGGGATAATTTTTACTGAGCCATCTTCGTAAGTAATGATGATTGCACCATTAATCTCTTTGCGAGATACTTCCTTTAACTCTACCTTTTTGGTTTCTTTTTTCTTAGCCATTTTCGTAAATGTTTAAATGTTAATAATCAATAGTTATATCACTCTGTTATAAGTTTCTTGTATTTTCTTTCGCTTCCCGTAAGATAAGCAAATGCAATATTATATTGTTTTACCTCATCAATTACGGTCTTTAGTTCTTCTTGAGATTCTATCTTTACATCTTCTGTATCGATAACTTCATCTTGGTCATTATAGGTATTAACCTTAAAAGATTTACCCATGAACGGATTTAATTGTTTATGTACCTTTACTTCCGGTACTGGGTTTTTAGTTTCCATTGCTGTATTTAATTTTAATTATTCCAGGAATACCAACCTTACCAAATACTTCGGTATAGAATTTGTATTTTGGATTTTGCATTGATTTATAGTTATCTGATAATCTCATGGGAAATACCCAATATTCATTTTCTAGCATCCTGTTTGTCATAATGTAGGCATATTTACTTCTCATCCTATATTTGCTTACAGGAGTGAATCCCTGAAATCTTAAAGCTTTTACTAAGAACCTTTCTTTTGGTTGCCATCCCAAATGATTTAAAGATTCATCATAAAAGATATCAAGCATATCCCTTTGTGCTTTGATAAATAGTACTTTCTGTATCGGAATATCTAATTTCTTTCTTAGGTACAAGGCCAAGGAACATACCAATGGAGGATATTGCAAAGAAAAAATATTATATTTATTCTTTTCCTCTTGACTCAGCCTGTTGTAAATCCTGTAAGATAGCAGAATGGATTTGTATTCTCTTCTTCCGGATATACTTGGAAGATATGCCTTCCCGTTGTCCATACAATTTTTGTGAGTACCTTTCATTAAATACCTTCTTTCCTTTTGATTTAAAGACCCGGTGCATTTGAACCATGAACCTTCGTCTTCTGTGTTTATCAATTTTATATTCATCCGGGATAATAAACTTCCTGGCCTTAACTAATTTCCCTTTATACCAGAATTTAGTAGAACCAGATTTATGTCTTAGACCATTCATATCTTGAAGTATTCTTATCCCTTGCCTAAGTAATTTCCTGCCTGATATGATATGAATATATTGAAGAACATCTACTCCGTACATATAAACCAAAGTCTTTTTTATTTGATACCTTGTGAAATAAGGTATACCGGTTAAGTGTTTCCGATATAAACTTTTTTCGGTAATACGTTTGTTGGTGGTATCTGGTCTCCATGTCCATATATAATATCTATCTTTTCGGATTGGTTCCCTACTACTTTCCTTTAGCTTTACCATTACTCATAGTCCTCCTTGCAGTTCTAAACCAAAGTGTTATCGATTTATCATTTGCATCTGGGAACTTCTTTTTCATCCTTCTAGTTACTCTTTCTAAATCATAACCCTTTGCAACCAATGACCATACATAGGATTTCTTAGTTCCCTTGATGAGATTGAATTCATCCCTTTCTCTTGGTGGTTTCTTTTCCCTTGGCTTTTTTATTCCTGGAACCCTTTTGGATTTCCTTTGCCCATCTTCTCCTTCTTCTCCAAGAAACCCAAGCCTTAATTTTGAATTCCTTAGAGGGTCATCTTTTGAATAACCTATATTCTCTAATTGTTTATCCATCCAATCATCATATTGGTCAATCAATGATTTGTCTGGTTTATTAGTTGACCTTTCGATATAACCAATTAAATCGAAAACTCCAGCAGCACAAGCATCAGGGAAAGGCATACCCAATACTATGGCTTTTCTTTTTAAATCCCTGTAAGTCATATTCCTCCCGGCTGAACCAAGGAAACTGGCTTTTTCTTTTGAGGGTGCTGGTTTATTCTTTTTGTTCTTTCTCATATCTTTTATTTTAATTTGTTGCAAATATAATACTTTTTATTTATATAGAAAAATATTTCTATCTATTTT